TGAATCTCCAACGGCTACGTTATCCGTTCCAGAAGTATTAGCCCCAAGAGCATCTGATCCAATTGCTATATTATTACTTGCTGTTGTCACAGCATCCAGCGCACCAGAGCCTATAGCAACATTATCGCCACCCGTTGTTATTGCACCGCCTGCATTATCTCCGACTAAAGTATTTTCATTTCCTGTTGTTAGGGCATCACCAGCAGAATCACCTATAGCTACATTATCTGTTCCGGTTGTTAAACCAGCACCTAAGCTACCAGAACCCAGTCCTACGTTACCCGTACCGCCTGTCATATCTAAGACATCAGTAACTGCGGCTCCTGAGCCTGCGCCATCAGCCACAACCATCTTAATTCCGCCATTAGGAATTACGACATTAGCGCCTGTTCCCTGACTAAGTGTTACTGTAGCTCCAGCAGAGTTTTGTACAACCCAAACGTTACTTAATGTGTTAGGAGCCAATGTGACTGTACAAGCTTGCGATAAAGAACCCGTAAGAGTTAAAGCCATAGACCGAAAAGCATCACTTGCACCATCGGCCATTGTAATAGTTGCCGTACTCGCATCAGATAAAGCCTCTGATCCAGAACCGAATTTTTCAGCAATTAATTCTAAATTTGTATTTGTCGTTGTACCCCAAGTACCGCTACCATCTCCGGTAGCCATTTCATTAAGTCTTAGGTCATTAACGTATGTGCTTGCCATATTATTTCCTCAAATTTGCTATGCAGCAATATCTTCCCAATTTGGTGTTTGACTTGTCGAAACCTCTGAATAACCTGGTATTTGACTGGTTGATACCTCTGAGTAATTCGGTGTTTGACTTGTCGAAACCTCTGAATAATTCGGTGTTTGACTTGTTGATACATCTGAATAGCTTGTTGTTTGCCCAGGGACGACATTTCTCCAAACAATTAAACTATCTATTGCTCCTGTAGAAACCACTCCTGTTGGATGTACATTTGCATCCGAAGTTGTTGTTATCGTTCCAACTGATCCAGTAGATGCGGTTTGCGTTACCGAAATAACATTATCACTTACTGGAGAAACGCTTCCTAAAGCGGTGGTTCCTACAACGTTAGTAGGATAAACATTTGCATCACAAGTAACAGTTTCGTCACCTAATCCTACTGTTGATGCTGTTCCGCTAACTCCTGTAATCGCAAAACCAGCAGCAATTACAGTTCCGACTGCGCCTGTTCCTGCTAATCCGGTTTCTGCTACATTAGCATCACCAGTTACAGTCTCGGTGCCTAATGCTGTAGTTCCCGCTAATCCTGTTAAAGTTACATTTGCTGCGCCAGTTACAGTTTCAGAGCCTATGGCTCCAGTTGCTGCTACTCCTGTTTCTGCAACATTCGCATCGGCTATTACAGTTAATGAGCCTAATGCACTTGTTCCTGCTAAACCTGTTAAGGCAATAGGGTTTTCTTCACTCCAAGAATCGGAACCCCATCCTCCTCTGCCCCACCCAGTTACATTAGCCACTGGCTAACCTTACGCTATTCTGATAACAGCGTTTGAAGCATCTGCCGTAGGAAATGTGATCGTAAACGATCCGGCAGTAGATGTTTTATCTCCACCAAAATCAAATACTGCTACCGCAGGATCGCCTGAAGCAGAATCATTAAAAATCATGCAGCCTCTTGCGGTTATAGTGGCTGTACCAAAAGTCAAATCTGCAAAATCTGTAAAAGCAGTTGTCCCAGAAGTAGAAGGGTCAACGCGAGTTAAAGACTCTCCTTTTGCAGTGTAGTTCGTTCCACTAGCTTCCTGGCTTGTAGTATACGCCGTAGTAGAAGCAGACATAGTAGCCGAGCTAGTATAAAGCGCGAGCCTAAACGTATTACCGCCAGAATTTTTGAAATTGTGTACACCTTCTAAAAGCTCTTGTTTAAAGCTGGTACACATAGCTTGAGTGATAGCCATTACAGCCTCCTTATAATATTTGCCAGGTCTTTATGACCTTGCTTTTCTAATACATTACATACGGTACAAATATGATTGCTAATTCCTTCTTTTAAATAAAACGAAATAACCATTTTGCATCTATCTCTAAAAGCATTAGCTTGAGCCTTAACCATAGGGTCAGCATTCTCGCTAATAGAAATTAATTTATTAGTAGCCATTTCAGCTATCTCATCGACAGTATGACCCCTATTCTGAGTTGTTTGTACCCCTAAATCTCCTATAGATATTTCAAATTTATCTGTTTGCATTAGTATTTATTAGGTTCTACTGGCGTTAAATCTTTTCTGTTAATTATGCCTACTGGCTTGGATTCTTTTTCTTCTTTAATATCAGAAAACAAGGATACCTTTATTTCTCCATCCTCATCTGTAAAAGTGACCTTTGGATCATCTAAACGATGATACCCATACAGTTTTTCTTTTACATCAACATCTGTATCTAAAAGAGTCGATCTTGGAGCTATTCCAATCTTTATTTCTTCAGCAATACATTTTGCTATCCAAAACTCTACGCAACCCCTTCCTGCTTCTGCAAAATGCATATTGCTTTTATAGGTAAAATCAATACCAAATAAAGACATAGAGTTTACTTTTTTCCATAAACCGTAAGCAATTGCATAAGCAATAGTATTATTCAAATATCCTGTGCCAGCATAGCGAACAACTTTTTCTAATGGATACTCTTCTACAGCAGGCACTCTTTCATCTAACTCACAAGAATAAATAGGATAATCAGCTTTAGGTAGCTCTTTTCTCATCATTTCAGTCATTGATCCAGCATCTTCTGTATCGAAAAACCTGCTCATAGGATCAAGTATAAAAGCCCTGTCTATTGAGGGAACTACACCTATCATTGCATTAATTGCCCAGACCTCATCAAATTGTACGCTATGAACCTGGGATAAATGAAAATCTATCTGGCTTTGTCCCATAGCTACAATGGCAACATCTTTGCCTTCTAAATGACTATCTAAAGTCTTTTCAAACATTTATCCTTCTTTGTCCACTTCTATAAGCATCTTTTCTGTTATAGCTATCCGATTCTAAAGTTAAACGCTGTAAAGCTTCTTTAAATCTTCCTTCGTAATTAGAAAGAATATCCGGCTCTCCCTTCATAAACGTATAAGCCTCAACCAAACTTCCATAGAGTAATGCTTCAGCAGCATTAGTTCCTAGCCAAGAAGTGCCATCAGAAGATGCCGTTATTGACTCAGGAACGTAAAAATAATGTATTTCTACTGTGTAGCCTGAATTTGGCGTTGGGGCGACCAGAAAAAAATCATCATCGAATTGTGAATAATACTTTGGAACTCCTGTGGTCGCAGATGCAGGATACGCTTCTCTAATAAAATTTACATCCTTATTAATCAAATAGTTATAGTTACTATCGCTATCTATAACCGCTAAAGAATATGGATACAAATAATCTGATGGAGAGGCTAAATATGAATTTCCACTGCTTAAAGTTCCTGTTTGATTTTTCCTAAAATTAGGAAGCTCAACAGATTTCACTATTCTGTTTTCAGCTTGAATAATAATATTCGTAAGATTGCTTACAAAAGACGTTTCAGTGTTTTGAGTGTAATCCTGTATGGCTGATTTTAAGGTTGTAAATGTCCAACTCATTCTGTACTCACCGTTAATTTTCCTACATTTCCGGTCATTTTAAGCCCCATAGTGCTTGAACCAAAAACATCCAATCCTCCGCCAATAGGATTCCAGGCATAATATGTTGTTGATTCGGTTTCGCCTTTATCGGCTCTTGGGTCATATAGTGATTGAGGATCAGAAGTATCTATTTCCCCAACTTTCAATTGGGGCTGATCCTGATCTAAACATTCTCTGCAAACTCGTAAACCATTCCTGTGACTGTCTTCTATTTCATAGCGAAGCTCATTCAGCTTATAAGTAAATCCACATCTATCACATTCGCCTAGCGCCTTACTTGCTCTTGCGTAGCTCATTCTAATATCGGCCTTGAACTAAATCTGGAACAAACCTTACGGTTGCTCTTTCTCTATCTGCCTCGCTAACATCATTCCATAGCTCATCATATCTTGCCTTTAATAAAGGGACTCTTTGTAAAGCCTCATCATGCTTGGTTGCTATATTGTAAGCAACAGCATAAGCCAAGCAAGGAAGATATCTGGTAGGAACATCAGCGTTGTTGCTTGCCGGATTACCTACATCTTCTATTCTTTGCACATAGTCATATACCAAAGTATATGTTGCCGCTCCGTCTGGAACCGACCATAAAACTATATTAGTTGCAGATACGCCTTTATCTACATAAAACTGACTGGGCTTGGATTTCGTAAGCTTACTGGCTTGGTGGTTATATTCTGTTCTGGATATTCGGGTTAATCTTTGGTCTACCTGCTTACTAGTATCTCCAGAATCTGTTCTTATAAAAGCATCAACAACATCTAAAGCAGAACTAGGCAAAGCGTAGCTAGAGGTGCCTTCTGTTAAGGCTTGGGTTCCTTGTTCAAGCGTCCACAAGTTTAACCCTTTATTTTGCCATTCAAGAAATACTAAGTTTAAAGCTCGTTTTGCACTATTAAAATCATAGCCTGAACGCATCTCCATACCACAAAGATCATAGGCTTCTTCTAAAATATCGCCTATATCTAAGTTGAATGTTGTTGTTCCGCTAGTTGCCATAAATTACCTTCTATGTCTTGCTGTTTTTTTTGATATTTTTTTTGGTTGTTTTGAGTGCTGTTTACCTTTTGCCGTATCTTCTCGTTTTTTTCTTGTTGTCGCAGCGTACTCGGAAGAAGATAAAGACTTGATTGCAGACGTTGGCAAATACCTTTCTCCTGTTTCAGAAGATTTTTTTCCGCTTTTTGTTCGCCACTTTTGTTTAGTCCATTTTTTCAAAGACTTTTGTGACTTTCTTAAAGGCATTACTTTCCAACTTTTTTCATAGCTTTAGAATGAGCTTTAGTAAAAGAAACGCCTTTTTTCATTTCTTTTTTCATTTCACTCATATGCTTTTTGCTATGATGAACAGAATGTTTTTTTAACGTTTCTTTTTGCCTTCTACTTAACTTCACGACTTATATCCTCCGCCTTTTGCCTTATACTGCTTCGCTAGCATCTGGGCCTTACGAGCAGACCACTGACCAGGATTACCTCCCTTTCCTCCGGCTTTAATCTTATTGAAAAGATTTTTACGCATAGTGGGCTTGGTGTAGTTTCCTGCTTCGTTAACTTTTGATCTGGTTTTTTTCATCCATCACCATTTGACCTTATCCGCCCAAAAAGCGGCAGACATCTTTCCTTTCTTAATGTTCTTGCCATGCCTTGCCTTAAAAGACTTTCTTCTAGCTTTTTGTTTTTTTGATTCGCCTTTTTTTGGCTTACCCGCAGTCTTTACTCCTTGCTGACCAAATCTAATTGTCTTAACTTTATCGCCTTCTTTAGCGACAACGATATGACTCTTTTTGGGATGACTGGGAGTTCTTTTCGGTTTGTTGTACCCGCTTACTCCAGCCCTTTTTAGCCTGGAATCTTTAGTTGCTCTGGACATTTTTCTTTGCCGTATTTAAAGCAATAGCTACTGCCTGTTTTTTTGGCCTTCCCTCTTTTACCAGTTTAGAAATATTCTGACTGATAATTTTTTGGGAATGCCCTTTCCTTAAAGGCATTTGCTAGTCTTTTTGTTTTTTCATCGCAGGAGAAGTCATGCCGCCACCATACATTTTTTTTACATACTCTTTGTATGACTTGGCTTCTTTCCCGACTTCTGTTCCGCCGCCACCCATATAAAGCTTCCCGCCCTTGCGGTATTCCTTGCTCATAGGTGCGCCTAAGTTTTTTTTCTTCAGACCCATATCTTTCATTGGCATTTGGTTTCTCCAAAAAAATACCCATAAACCCCTGCTTTCACAGGGGGTTATAGGCATAAGTTTTATTTCTTTTTAACTTTCTTTTTAGCAGGCGCTTTCTTAGCCACCTTTTTCTTAGCTGGTGCTTTTTTCTTAGCTGGTGTTTTTTTAGCTTTGGCTGGCTCTTTCCCGCCAACATAAGCCTCATTAACATCAGGAGTAGAAGGATCGTCAGCTACAAAATGACCATCATCATTTCTTGCTCTTTCTCCATTCATTTCCGCACACTTCCGTTCTGCATCAGATAAATCTGGATCAGGGCCAAAAACAGGAAGATATATCCCGTTTTCTCCTAACCTGAGAACTTTGTATTGCGGAGGAAATTCACCAGTTTCAGAAATGACATATTGTTTGTCTGCCATCTTCTTCTCCTATTAGTCAGAATAAACCTTAACCATTTCTAAAATAATGGAATAAGTGTCTCCTGAAGAGTGACCTTTTGTAGTAAAAAGAATGTCTCCGTTTTTACCGCTTCCTGCATTATTCGGAATACCACCAAAGTCTTTAAAGTCCATATGTCCGTTACTGCTTTCAGCCAATTCTATTAAAAGAACGTTACTAGAAGCATTTAGAAACAACTGGACAGACATACCGACAATGGCATGACTAACCCGCATTACTCTAACTTCAGAACAGGAAACACCTGCTGCGTTAGCTGCTAAAGCAGAAACATCTACTTTAGCTACTGCGGATTCGCCACTGCCATCGCTGACATTGGTAAACTTCATAATACAGTTTCTTTCACCATCTTGGATGGTTTGTGAAGTTACTGCATCAGCCATTATTTACCCCTTACTCGAATGGAGTAGCTAGTGTACCATCACCATGAAGAATAGCTTCACAATGCCATACTGCTGCTGTAGTTGCCTTTAAGCGGATAATTCCACCCACAAGCCAGCCCTGTGCGGCTGATCCTAAATCAATAGTATCGTCATCACTAGCATCAGGAATAAAAGTATTTGTGTCGCCAGCAGTTGCTGGATCAAATATCTGAGCAAAACCAGAGAATAGATCACTAGAGTTGTCAGTATTAATTTGTCCTGCACCTGTAAAGGTTGTGCCTACTATAAATGTATAGTTAAGCCCTGCTGCTGCTGTAGGTAGCGTTACTACGATCCCTGCGGCTCTGTTTAATGTGTACACTTTTCCTGAGTCTGTTGACTCAACACTGTGCGTCGCACTTGTAATACTTTCTATATTAGAATAAGCAGAAAGATATCCCGTTGTGGTGATATTCCCGCTTGTATCTATATCTAAATTAGTTGTTATAGCCCCTGTGCTAGAGTTCTTGCTGATTTGTTCAAATCCGCCTTCTGATCTAACTGGGCCGTTAAAAGTCGTATTCGCCATTTATTTTCTCCTGAAAGAAAAAACTCTATCATCTTGGCTTGTCTGCTAGGTCAGTTGATAGAGAAATTATAAAATACCTAGATAGCAAAAAAGGGAGACTCCGTTAAGAGCCTCCCTCATCTTCTTACGAACTACCTGGTGATCCCCAAATTCCAAGTGGGTCACTTACTCCAAAGGAGTAACGCTCCCTACTTTTATATCTGACGTTACCAGTGTCAAAGTCTCCATCCATAGATGTCGTCATAGGACTTCTGACAAAATGCTTCATGCCATCAGGAACATCTGTAATGATAAAGAAAGCATTGGTATCAGTTAAATAGTTATTAACCGAAAAGCCTTCAGGTATCACACCGTTTGTCTTAATAGCATTAATATCGTTGTCAGCCGTTCCTACTCTGTAATCACTTTGCAGCAAACGAGTTGCCGTAAACTGAAGATCAGATGGAATGATTAACTTAACAGGTCTAGCTGCAATCTTAAGTCCTCTTTCGTCCGTCCACTTTCCAATCTGGATAACGGCATCTTCCAAAGAAGTTTCGTTAAGATCGGCGGCTGTGGTTGGGCGATTAGAGTTCTTACCACCGCTAACCAATGGATGTCCGTCACCGCCAGTTACACCATCACCCGAAGCTGTGAACAAGTTCACGCCATCGCCTGACTGATAACTGTTAGTAAAACCATTGTTAAGTGGGTATACCGCTTTAACCTGTCGCGTATAGGCCATTGCACGGGCAAGCGCCTTGGTGTATCGACCAGAAAGAGATACATAGAGGTTATCCTCCATTGCTTCTTCCGTGATTGAATATCCCATAGCGATTGTCTCATGTGTGTAGCGAGCAACAAAAGATTCTTGCGCGGTATCATAACTGATAGACGAGCCTTCATCTTTTACTGGCGCTGCACCGAAACCGGACAGCTTCAATTCCTCTTCAAAACTTCTTTCGGAATTTTCAGTTGTGTAGATTTCTTCATGCAAATTATCGTAGGTTGCGTACTCTTCACCGAATAGTGCATTCAGTCCAGGGAGTAGCTGCTTAAGCTCCTGCGCTCTTGAAATAGCTGCCATGATTTACCTCCCTTAACCTATACCAGTTGCATTTAACAACTGATGGCCTACGTTGAACATTACCAATACATCAGTGTAAGAATCACCAACAGCACTGTCAGGGCCATCGACAAAATCAATGATCTTAACAGGGAGTGTGTTGGTAGTTGCTACAGTTGATATATCAACCGAGTTTTTGCTTCTGCCTATAGAAGTTGATCCTGCGGTCTGCACTACGGCACAGTTTTTACCAAGATCGTCTTGGTCTGCTGCGCCATCGCATTGCATTTGCATTATCAAGTAAGGATCAGAAGCCACATATGCCACAATATCATCCGCAGCCGTTGAAGCTGGAAAATACTGATTTGGCGTAAATTGACCTGTGGTTGGGTCAGTGTAAGCGCATCCAAGAAATACACCTATTGGGGTACAAGCAGTTGTGCCAGTATCCTTTTGAATAGTTGTATTAGGGTTATCATCGCCCCACTTTACAAAATCGCCATAGAAAATAGATGTTCCATAAGCGTTTTTGATTTTGTAGTGCGTAACCTTAGCATTGTATGCAGCAGACACTAATGAACCAACAGGCACTGCTCCGTGAGGAGTTGCACTTGCTGCCATAATAGTCTCCTGTCGGAATTAACCGACTAATTGATTAAAATAACTCGTTATGAGTCTTTCCCAAATGTTGTCCTCGATTTCCTTTCAAAAACCTGTTTAGGCATACGAGGATCATTGTCTTTCAGATAAATGTTATCAACTGATTCCATTTGAGTTTGTGCGTGATCTCTCAATCGCTCTTTTCTTGCTTCCGCAAGCTCTGCTGGCATCTTACATAACACTTGTCCACCAATCTCAATATGCCCTTTTTTTACCCAGTCGGAATTATAGTCCAGTAACAAATCATTAAATTCGGGATATTCCTCAAGCTTACAAGGACTCCATCCTTCTCTAAATCTTTTGTTAACGTTAGTATTTCCTATCTGAGTATCCCCAAGAACACGAGTCATAACATATCTATGATCCCATCCTGGTCTTGGGTTAGGGGCAGGCAAGTTAGTGGGGTTGTCCCAACTTTCTATTCGTTGGGAAGCATCTCTGCTATCTAAAGCCCTTGGGCTACGCTCTTGCTCTGAGGTTTCATTGGAAGAACTTTCTTTCACTGAATCGTTTGTGTTTTCTTGATCGTCCATTTAAGACTCCCTCAATACTTGTGTGGCATACTTTTCTGGCGATATCCCCAGTTGTCGAGCGAAATCTACCTGGGTTTTTGTCAGACGTATTTGCGTGGGTTTTTTGTTACCGCTATCCCTCGTTGCGGATGCAACAACCGTTTGTGGTTGTCGTTTTGGTGATTCTGCATTACCGCTCATTCCTGAGTCGCTTTCTGCTTGCACACCGAAAAAGTCTGGAAATTGTCTTTGCATTGCTTTATCAACTTCCAAATAATATTGTTCAGAATTAGTTGCCGGATCAATTCCTTGTGACGTAAGAAGTGTATCAACATACATTGCGTAACTTGTCATGTTGTTATGCTTAGCATTAGACGTATTCATAAACCAAGGATTTTTGCTGGCCCATTTTTCCATATCAGGGTCTAGCTTTCTTTGTTCTTGTGGCTGTGGAACTTGCGGCTGTTGTGGCTGTTGTGCTAACTGTTGTTGCAAGTTTTGAGCTATTTGAGCCTGAACCTGTTGTGCAGTTCCTCCAGCCTGTTGTTCTGCAAGCGTTGCCTTAGCTAGAAGCTCCTGAGCCTTTGCCATTGCATCAGCATCGCCTTCATCATAAGCCTTTTTATACGCTTCTGTTGCGCTTTGCTTCGCCCATAACGCATTATTGTGGGCGCTTTGATTTAAGACTTCACCACCTTTGCTTACCATTTCCTGCAAGCGTTGATTTTCTTGCAAAACAGCATTTAATCTCGTCGCAGCTTCTGTATTAATTCTTTCGGCTTGCTCTTTAGCTCGCCGTTCCTCGTGAAACTCATACTTTATCTGATTAATTCGATCAGCAGCCCTTTGGCTGTAATCGGATATTTCAGCGTCTACATCATCATTATTAACCTTTGAGCCAGAGTCTTTAGCCTTCTGAGGCCGCCTGTCTTCTTCTGGAGTGTCATCTATAATTTCTACCTGTATCTCGTCAGGAGTATCGGTATTAACTTCTGAGGTTACGCCAAAAAATTTATCCTCGCTGGTTTGAGGTTCATTAATAACAGGCTCTTCATTAATAATTTCTGGATCACTCATGCTCTCACCACTCCTGTAGGATCAGCGACTACCGCCTCAACGGTATCGTCATTAATTAACCGGAACTCTTGTCCATACATTTTTATTCGAGTGCCTGAGTAAGCACGAAAAAGAACCCAATCGCCCTTTTCACACCAGGGGCCAGATGGAAATCTTTTGGGGTCTTTATAGCATTCTGCCCCCAGTTTAAGAACATATCCGCATATATTAGATATTTCCTCTTCTCTGACAGTAGATTCTGCTTTAAGAATCCCGCCTTTTGTTTTCTTATCAGCCGTAGGCATAACAACTAATATATGCCAGCCTTTAGGGTCAGGAAGCTGGCTTTTGACTTCCTCGCTAACCATCGGCTCTTTTACACTTTCTGGCTCTGGTATTTCTTTTAAAGCTTCTTTACTCATACTTTTGCACGACCTTTAGGAGTCGAGTCCCTATTCTTCCTGAATGTGTTTTTCAACCCAATCCAGCAATTCTCTTTCTGCGAGGGCTAATCCCTCAATAATTCCAGCCATCTTTTGGTAATCGGCGTAATCTTTACAAGCGCCTGTCGCAAGATGATCGGCATGTTGATTCATAATATCTCGGAACCTGCCCTTTAAAAACTCAGACAGAGACAATCTCTCCATCTTGTTTGCTTGCTCTTTGATATTACTAATCATTCGTATTGCTATCTTTAGCAATTTCTATGCCGATGTCAACTCCTTTTTGGTAGTCCTCTCTGGCCTGCTTGTCTTTAAGCTGTTGAGCGTCTAGCAAATCGCTAGCAATACGCTGTCCTATATTTGCTCCGGCAATTTCAGATTGTGAGGCAATTCGTTCTTTTTCTATCGCGTCCCTGCTTGCCGCTTTCTGGGCATCAAGCTGTATTTTAGCCTGACCTTCCTGAGCTTTTCTCTGAACCTCTGCTTCCTTAATGGCTACTTCTCTTTCTTTCATTATTATCAGAGGGTCTTTCTGCTGTTCTTGTATTCTCTTCTGTTCTGCTTGTGCCTGAGAAGTGGCAGAAACTCTTTTCGCTGCTTCAGCAACCAAGGAAGAAAGTCGTTTTTCAACATCAGCAGGCAACGGCTCTCCTTCTGGAGGAAGCTCTACGCCCATTTCTCTTTCAATCTGCTCCCTATACTGCATCGTTAGATGCTCATTAATATAAGCTGATGCGGAAGCCATAATAGCCTGGGCTGTTGGAGCCGCTTGCACTAACTGCATAATCTCTGGATTCTCTTGTGCAGAAACAATCGTTGCAATATGTGATTCGTGATCCTGATAAGGAAATGCCTTAACTGGCTTGCCATTAATTAAGTTCTGTACTGCTGTTACAGGGTCAACTGGCTTAATATCATCTTTATCAGGCACAATATCTTCTACGTTTCGTATGCCAAGCACTTCCAGCATTTGTCTGTGCAATTCTGGTAGGTTGTACATTTGAGGCGAAGCTTGTGCTAATTGCATAGCAGCCTGATACTGCATAATCCTTTGTGCCATTGTTGCTGCATTCGGATCAGAAACAGGCAAAACATCTACTCTTTCATCAAAATCTTCTAACTTTATAAACTCATTCTCATCCATTTCGTAAGGATAGGAAGGCTCGGTAAAGTCTTTAATAATATTAACAAGTATATCGAACTCTTTACGCATAGACGCATGAAGCCTTGCTTGCACTGCGCTCATAACCTTTTGATTTCTTTCCAGTAAAGCAAGTGTAGTTCCAACAGGAGCCTGATTGTTCATATCAGATACCTTCATATCCGAAATGCTAGCAAAACGCCTGCCTTCTTCTACGATATTCTGCAATAGCTGGTACAGGGTTCCTGAAGGTTCTTTGTAAGGTAAAAAGGTAATGTTGTCCCTGATAGCACCACCTGGTACGTCCACATCCCTGAACTCACCAGGCATAATCGGTGTGTCATCGCCTTTAATTCTCAAGCCTCTTGCCTTTAAGCCGCCTGGTAAATTAGAAAGCGTTCCTGCATCTACCAACTGCCTGAGAATAGAAGTGGCTGATTTTGCCAATCCTCCTACCATATGAATCAGACCGAACCCATAAAAGCCAATACCTGGCAGGTACTGATAATGGACAAAGTGCATTCGCCTCATTTTAGCTTCATCGTCTTCATACCAGTTTCTGCGGATGCTAAGAATATTTCCGCTAGGATAATCAACGGTTGCAACATAAGGTAAGGCTATACCTGTTTCTTCCCCCGATTCATTGGTGTCCTCAAATCCTGGCAAATCAAGATCAACGAGCATTTCCAGAATAGTGTGCCTGTCATCGTAATTAAACGTATTGGCTTCACCAGTGATCTCATCGTATTTTTTGTTTATTTCAGAATAATTGGATTGTGGTTCAGGAAGCTCTATGTCCCTGTAAAAACCACTGACCTGCATTTTCCGAACTTCATTGGTTGATTTACGCATAACGTGTGTTGTTCTTTCACACGTTGTCAGGTCGCTGGCTCCATAGTTAACGACCACATCTTCCGCAGGAACAAAGATAGAACAGGGTCTGTCCATGTTCGGATCATAGTAAACCTTTCTGAAAGCAGAACCAGCTAAAGGCAGAGAAAATAACATCTTTTCTGTTTCAGTTCTGTATTCTGACATTTCATGCGTCAGCATATAATTCAGATAATCTTCTACTCTCTGGGCTTGTTTTTCTTTTTCGTCTGTTAGCTTTCCGACTATCTTGGTTCTGACTGGCCCCTGTGCTGGAAACATCTCCGAAATAGACTGCGACTGAAACCGTATGACTGCCTCACTCAACATGGGATGAAATACCCCACAAGCACCCGCCCAAGGCGTAGTTCTTTCTTCTATCTTAAGACCAAGCTGATCCAGTCCTTTTATATAGGTTTCTTCCCAGTCTTTTCTGGAATCTTTATCGCCAATATAATCAGAGATAAGCTTGCTTCCAAGCCGATCCAACTCATCTTCATCCACATAGTCAGTTAAATTAGAGTTAAATTCACTCTCTCCCCCTTTAGGAGAAGCGGATTGAAAATCTATAATCATGCCGCCATCTTCTGTTTCGATAGCAACCGACTCTGGGCTTTCTATGACAATATCAATTTCTTCTGGTTCCTGCTCAACCGTCCCTTCAATGGGCGTGGCAGGTTTTCTTTCTATAGCCAAGCTAACTCCTATATAAAGTGAAGAGAGCAGCCCGAATTAACAGGCATTTCGTTATTAAGTTAAAAAACAGACCGCCCTCTTCATTCTAATAATAATTTGCAATTCTATTGTGTTCTAAAGGCTCATCTTCTTCATCACTATGCAAAGAAATAAAACCACCCTGTCGATACCTGAGTAACGCTTGCGTACTGCTATCAACCAAGTCATCATGCTCCATATTAGGAAAGCCTGCAAACTCTTCTATTACTTCTTCTGCCCATCGTGTTTCTGGTGCCCAAACGACACCGGATGCAAATAAATCGGAAACCGCGTTCACCCTGGATATCTTGTCATTACCCCGACTAGGAGTATATTCCTGAACAGGAATGCCCATAGTCCTTAATTCAAAGATTAAAGGCATACCTGCTGCTTTTGCCTCCACAATAAAAGCATCTGGACTGTACTCTCTGTACTTATCCATTGCTTTCTTTTTAAGGTCTGGGAACTCTAAACGTTCCTTGTAAGCGTCCAGAAGGATTAGATTAGGCGCAAGCTTGCCTTCATCCGTATCTTCTTTATAAAAGACACCCCAGGTTGTACAAGCAGAGAAGTCAGCCCTTTGATTCTTCATAAAGGCTGTATCCCATGATTGGATAATAAACTCACATTGCGGAGGGCTTCTTCCTTCCCAAGTCCTCCACCAGTCTCTTTTTACCAGCGCCCCCTCTTCTGAGGTTGGGTCTTGCTGGTATTGAGCCATCCATTTGCTATTGGGTAGCTCTGCTCTTAATGCAGTAAGTTCTTCCAGATTCCAGAATTGTGCCCATAAAGGATTGCCTGACGGTAAAATAGCAGGTAATTCAATGACTTCCCACTGATCCGCCCCACCCCTCTTAATGCTAGCATCCACCACCTGACCTGTAAGGTCTTTGTTGTGCCATCTCGTCATAACAACGACTATGGCTCCGTTAGGCTGTAAACGCTGTCTTGGGCCGGAGGTGTACCACTCATACGTCCGGTTGAACACGTTGATGTCGGCACTGGCCCCCTCTTGCTCTGAATGGGGATCATCAATCACCAACAGATCAGCACCCTTACCAGTTACCGCACCACCGACACCAATAGCGAAGTATTCTCCGCCTTTATTGGTATTCCATCTTCCTGCTGCTTTGCTATCCGCCTGCAACCTGACATCAGGAAATATATCCTTAAAATCATTACTATTTACTAGGTTCCTGACCTTCCTACCAAAGCCCACCGCCAGTTCAGCAGTGTGAGCAGTCTGAATAATCTTCTTATCAGGGTACTTTCCGAGAAACCAGGCAGGAAGCA